TAAATCACCACCTATTTCTTGAATACTATGTCCGTCTAAGCAGCCTACGTTCTTTGTTATAGGCGATATAGCTATAGTATCAGCATCATTTATATTTGATAACTTATAAATACTATTTTTACAAAAAATAATTAAGTCAGTACGGAAACTTTTTATTCCTACTACTTGATCGTCTAATGTAATACTTCCTGACCCGGTACTTGAAAAACTATTTATATCACTTGTGCCGCTATAATATATTGTATTAAGTGCTGTGGCTGCACCTGCAACTACTAAATGTTTGTCGTGAACTACACAGTATTTAGGATAAACAGTGCCGGTTACTGTAATCTCTTCATAAAAATAAGTTCTAGTACTTAATGCTCCTTCGCCTGTCATTTTAAAAAGAGCAGGTTTAGCACCTGAACCTTTGTCAGTAATAATTACTTCACCATAAATACTATTACCTTCAAACACAGCAAAAGTAGCCTGCCCCTGAGCTGTTCTAGCTGCTGTCCCACGCCCAGTAAATGTACTGTAATTATCTCCACCACCGGCTACACTAGCTTTATTTATTTGTAACCAGCTTTCTCCGTCTAAACTAAAATAAATATTAGTTCCTGCACAAGCAATTAAACCGTCTGCATAAACAAAAAGCCCTAATATACTATTAGAGCTATTGGGATTTACAGCGTCACTTTCACCAAACTGAGTGTAGCCATTTATTCTTCTATACCCACCATCAGGATCAACTTCAAAGTTTTCTAGTTCGGTAGCAAAACCGGGCTGTTCTAACATTTGAAATTGATTTAGATTAGTATTTAAACCACCTTGACAGGATAAACCAAATGCTTGCATAATTAAATAAACCTAATTCTATCATCAGACATGTATGTGGGAGTTGGGTGTAACAGATTTTCCCTCATGCTTTTTAATCCTTTCTTATAATCATCTAAAGCAAACACTGCCATCTGAGGATTATCTTTAAATTGATGTGTATAATATCTAGCTTTAGAAAGCAACACAGTCTTATACATGTCAGGAAAAACAACTGCGTCACCATGAGCATCAAGTTGTGTCGGTAAGTCATAAGCAAAAAACCAAACTTTATATGCTTTGTCTGGTATTGGACTTAATCCAAATTTTCTAGAATCAGGACTTCTAATAACAAACTTAGGCGTTCCACCCGTTGCTTGATCAGCATCATCAGAATTTTCTTGTGTGCGTCTAAAGTCTTTCCACTTTTCTGTAGTTATAAAATTTAAATTTCTAGAAACATAAGGTGCTGTTTCACCGCTGACACCTACAGTTGTAACATAAAAATTATTCCAATCTATAGAACCGTAATCATTAACGGCACTAGAACTGGCTGCTTTCAATTCGTACCACCTAGTTGCTGCTGTGGTTTGAACAGAAACATTTCCATACATAGGATCAGTAGTTCCGCTTTCTCCTGTAGCTAAGAAAGGCCACTGTGGTTCTTCATTTACTATGTCTAAGTATGCTCTATTTATACAATCTTTAGCGTGTGCCTGTATACCTACGGCAGCAGAGAAATTTGAAGAGGTTAAAACAATCTCATTCAACTCACGCAACAGTTCATTTGTTAACTCTAAGAAGGTAGTAGCCATAATTATTTATCTTTCTTTTTAAAAATTTTATCGTAGTTTTCATCGTACTTTTTCTTACGTTCTTTCTCAAAGAAAGAGCCAGCAAGACCTAAAGTTTTGCCTCTCTTTTTACTGTTGAGCATTACTGGTTGTGCATCTGTTCCAAGTTGAGGCATTCTTTGCTCCTTTAAAACAAAAAAAGCAAGGAGGCTTTTTACAGCCCCCAAGCTTAAACTAACTGCTAGTCAACGCCATAGAAGGCAGAAACTAGTGCATCAGGACGTAGTACTTTGGAACCATAAACATGGAGTCCTCGTACAATATCACCGAAGCTATCAGGATCGCGCAACACTTCAGTACTAGTAATAGTCTGAGCTGTTGCTGTAGCAGACATGTGACCAGCAAGAACACGGCCAGCAGCATTTGATGCAGCAGCAATGTTGTTAGTCTTATACATATCAAAACCACGCAACTTACCAGATGAAACTAGTCCGTTACGAATTGATCCTTGACCTGCGTTGTAATCCACTGAAAGAAGTTTAGAAGAACTTTGAACAAGTATCTCATAAAATTCAGGATTAGCTAGGAACCAACGGCCCTCTTCTGGAATATTTGATTCATCCAGTAGACGAGACATGTGGGACAATACATCAATAGGATCATGCTCTGAGCTGCCAAAGCCGATATCCAAATTACCTGTACCATCAAAAGTTCCTGCTGCAAGGTCAGTTGCACTGTCAGAACCAAGAATATGATTGGGGCTAGATGCTGATACACCCGCAAGCATAGTCGCAATAACACCTTCATCAAAAGCATCTTTCAGTGCATAAGCAGCGGAAGATGTTGCAGCTTCTCTGAAATTAACATGAGACATGTTAGATTCAATATCGTCTACAATAAATTTGAAAGCGTTAGCCGTGTCAACGATTAGAGTTACCTCTTGGTCCGTCAACTTAGTTTGCGTAATGTCTGCACCCCTTTCGTAAGTGTAGACAGTAATTTCTGGTTCTTTGATGATCTTTACAGAATCACCAAATGCTGTAATCTCACCGGCATAGTCAGTATTCGTAATTGCTTCCGCAACTGAAGACTTCCTAAAGAAGTTTAGAACTTGTTTAGAATAGACTGCTGGTAAGAAAAATGAGTTTGTTTGACCAGTTACTGAGTTACCAAAGTTACCGTTGGTGTCAGTTGACTGTTCAAAAAACTGGTCCGAGGCATTATAAGCCATGATTATATCTCCTAATAAAAAACAATTTTATCGGATTCTGCCCTCTTCTAATGCTAGATTTATCTCTTCCGAGTGTCTATCAAAAGCATCAATGGACATCATCTGAATTTCCCGTTGTGTCCAGATTTTAGGAGCCTTTGCGTCTACAGCCGTTGTTTTGGTTGACACCATATCAGCAGCGTTGCCAGCTTCCTTTTTTCTAGACTGTCGTTGTTTTGGCTGATTAGCACCCTGTTCCATTTTATAAAGATCAATAGCACGACTAGCTAAAGTAGCATCATTATTATTAGCATAAACCCATTGTTGTATTGCTTCTGGTTGTTCTTTTGCCCATATGTGGAAATCATTATCACCCCTTATATCTTCAAAATCGGGATGTCTTTTCTTGAGTTCGGACTCTGCTTCTCGTTTTAAGAGATCAGTTTCACGTTGTTGGATAACCGATAGTTGATCCCGTAACTCTTGAGTTTGACTTTCACTTTGCATATGAGCAACAGATTCTACAGTTTCATACAAATCTGGATTTGATGCTTTGAATTGCTCTAGTTCTTCTAAGGACTTTGGAGCTTTATATGCAGGGGCTTTAACTGCTGCCTCTGCTAAAAGTTCTTGTTCCTTTTGCTTGAATTGAGAAACTCTTTGGTCATAATGCTTCTTTAAATCGTCATATCTTTTTTTATAATTTGCACCTTTAGCTTGCTTTTCTTCAGGGGGTCTATCTGATTCTTCATCAGTAGAAGTAGCCTGAGTTTCTTGGCGTTCATAAAACAAACCATCTGCGTCACCTTGCGAGGGTTTGTCCGGTGTGTGCCAACTTTTCTTTGCGTTATAAAGGTTAGGTACTTGTTCTTCCGTTTGTTGATCAGCCATACTTCTCTCCACGGGGCTTGTTGTTTAAAAGGTAGCCATAACAATAAATTATATGTACATACAATCTAGTCTGGGGCTTTTACTTCAAGGTCGCCGTTATCGTTTGCGTATATTTAGACTCGGCATTTGATTAGAAGATAACATTGATTCATTTATATCATCATCTTTTTCTTCTGCTCTGTCTTTTCCCATTAAACCACCGTCATAAGCACGTTCAGCATCGTCCATCATAGTTTGAAGCTGATCTGCGCCTATTTGGTCAGTGGCCTTTTTAGTGACTACAAATTCACCCGCCGATAATCTGGCAGGTATTGAATCTGAGACACCATCTCCGGGTCCGTCAACTGGACCGGCTCCCGAAAATTCTGATGCTGTATCTACAACCTTGTCAAATATCATACTAAGTTGTGGATCAGCTTCTAAAGCTGTCATTAAATAAGATTGCTCTTCTTGTTCTAAAGCTTCGTTCATTACGAAATCTACATAATTATCTTCCACTGCTTCGTCTGGAAGTTGTGAAGCTTCTACTGCTGCCATTTCTTCTGGCGGTATATTTGGGTATGTGTCTGCTGGTGCGCCTGCTTCCATATCTGCCATTTCAGGGGGTACTAACATAGAGCCGCCTTCTTGATAAGCATCTCTTTTCATAGTGCCTCCTTTAGCTTTTTTAGTAACAGGTAAGTCTGCTAAATATGTTCTACCTTCAAATTCAAAAGTATCTGCTCTTGCTTCTCTAGCTTCTCCAAAAGCATTTTGAAAAGCAGCAGCAGAGTCAGTATCTTTTTGATAAGTAGGAAAATCGTCAGGATTAATTCTTTCGCCCGTTTCTTTTATTTCAGCATCTATTTCGCCAGCATCAGCAGCTTCTAAAAGTGCCATACCTTTATCTGAATTAGCAAGATAGCCAAAGCCTCCAGCAACAACAATTCCTCCTGCTACATCTTTATTATGGACTGCTTGCCCTCTAGTAGCAGCTTGGCTTTGCTTTTGACCTGCTTTAAGTGGTTTAAAGAGTCGTAAAAGTTGTCTTACTAACGATC